TTCGCCCACAAAAAGATAAATTTAATCTTGATTACTATGAAGCACCAGATCCAAAGAAATCTTACATTATGGTATTCGACGTGTCCGAAGGTGTAGGTGGCGACTATTCTGCGCTATCTGTCTTTGATGTGTCGCAAGTCCCATATCGGCAGGTAGCTAAATATAGGGACAAAAATGTCTCGCCACTTTTGTTCCCAGACGTAATTTACCGATTTGCTCGCTGGTACAATAACGCATATGTTTTAGGTGAAACAAATAACATTGGGCAGCAGGTTGTCAATTCGTTGTTTATGGATCTGGAATATGAAAATGTTATTGCTACGTTTAGTAAGAACAAAGCAATCAAGATTGGTGGTGGGTTTGCCACTAAATCGGCTTTCGGTGTGCGTACCACAAAACAGGTCAAAAAGATCGGGTGTTCGAATCTGAAGACGATTATCGAAAGCAATAAGCTATTGATAACCGACTTTGACACCATTGAAGAACTTACCACTTTTGTTGAAGACAAAGACACCTACAAAGCTGAAGAGGGCTGCCACGACGATTTGGCTATGACGTTGGTTCTTTTTGGGTGGCTCATAACGCAGACATATTTCAAAGACCTGATGAACAGTGATATTAGGCAAAATTTAGCCCGCGAAACAATGAAAGATGTGCATGACGACTTACTTCCGGTAGGGTTTATAGACGATGGTAGACAGGAAATAGAAGCCATTGATGACCCAATTCCGACTGGAATGGGCTTCAGCGATTTCAGATTTGGGTAACAAAAGTCTCGTTTTTATAAATAAAAGAACAAGAATGAATCGAAGAATACCTTCGTCTATAGAGGAGATAAGTCTATGCCATTTCAAATCTCTCCCGGAGTTAACGTAAGTGAGATTGATCTTACTACGATTATTCCGGCAGTCAGCACAACAACAGGAGCTTTTGCGGGACATTACTCTTGGGGTCCTGTAGGCGTTCGCGTTCTTACTGACTCAGAAGATACGCTTGTAAATAATTTCCGCGTGCCAAACACAAACACTGCTATTGACTTCTTTACCGCTGCAAATTTTTTGTCTTACGGTAATGCGTTATATGTAGCTCGCGTGGTTCGCGATGCAAACGCAGCAAATCGTTCAACTGATGTCACAATTGCTCGTAATTCTGTAAGTAACAACTCTCTAGCTACAAACATAATTATCAAAAACATAGATGATTATAATCAAAATTATTCAAGTGGCATTGTTTCTGCCGGATTGTGGGTGGCTAAGTACCCAGGTAACATCGGCAACACCCTTCGCGTATCTGTTTGCCTTTCATCAAATGCTTACGAGTCTACGCTTACTGGAACCGTAGCTTTTGCTAACGGATCAACATCTGCGACAGCATCAGCAAATCAGGCTTCTCGATTGTCAGTCGGTGATGTTTTGCTTGCTGGTCCAGATAAAACTGAAGTAATTGTTGCTGGTATTTCAGGCACTGGTACTGTAATTACTTTAAAAAATGCTTATGTTGGCAACAACATTACACAATCTTCCGTAGTTCGTCGTTGGGAATTTCATAAGAATGTGAATGGACCACCTGGAACATCTCAAGATGCTGCTCGTCATGGTGGTAGCAATGATGAAATGCATATTATTGTTGCCGACGAAGATGGTGTCATCACAGGTTATGCCAATACGGTTCTTGAAGTACACCAAAATATTTCAAAGGCTATTGATACGCAAAGCGAAAATGGTACAAATATTTACTTTAAGGATTATATCAATCAAAATTCTCGTTGGATTTGGTGGACTTCTAACCCAACAGGATTCCGTGCAGGCCTCGCTATTAAATCATCGGTCAACTTTAATGCCGCAACTGGAAGTACCAACAAACCAGTAAACTCTTCACTAGGTAAAGGGCGTGATGGATCACTTCCACGCGAAGCAGATTATATTAATGGATATAATCTATTCAGAAGTGCGGAAGATATTGATATTTCACTTGTTCTTGGTGGTGCATCGACACAAACACGCGCAATTCACATCATTAATAACATTGTTGAATATCGCAAGGATTGTGTAGCCGTATTATCACCACCATCGGCTTCTGTAGTAAACAACAACGCATATTCTGGTAAAGAGCAAACTGATATCATTACATTCCGCAATTTGCTACCATCAACATCTTATGCTATCATGGACTCTGGATGGAAGTATCAATATGACAAGTACAATGACGTTTATCGTTATATACCTTGTAACGGCGACGTTGCTGGTCTCATGGTTCGTACAGACAATGATCGTGATCCCTGGTGGTCTCCTGCTGGCTACAATCGCGGTGGCATTAAGAATGCTATCAAGATGGCTTATAACCCAGGTAAGGCTGATCGTGACCAGCTATACAAGAACGGTATCAATCCAATTGTGACGTTCCCAGGTCAGGGTACAATTTTATTTGGTGATAAGACAATGCTTTCAAAGCCATCAGCTTTCGACCGCATCAATGTTCGTCGTCTATTCATTGTGCTTGAAAAAGCCATTGCAACTGCTGCTAAGTTCACATTGTTTGAATTCAACGATGCATTCACACGCGCACAGTTCAAGGCTCTAGTAGAACCATTCCTTCGTGACGTTCAGGGGCGTCGTGGTATCACGGACTTCCGTGTGGTTTGCGACGAAACAAACAACACAGGCGAAGTTATCGACCGCAATGAGTTTATTGGTGATATCTACATCAAGCCAGCTCGTTCAATTAACTTCATTCAGCTTAACTTCGTGGCAGTACGTTCAGGCGTAGATTTCACCGAAGTGGTAGGAAAGTTCTAATTTAGGCGAATAAATAGAAAGAAAAGGTAGGGAGACAAATAATATGCCCTTTAATGTTAATACATTCGCTTCGCTAGGACTTCCGTATGGTGGCGCAAGAGCATCTCTTTTCGAGGTGTTCTTGACACTACCACAGGGCCTTTCAAATCCTACGGCAGAAGCACAGTTTCGATTTGTCTGTAAAGCCTCGTCGATTCCACAATCAACAGTAGGGCAAATTGAAGTGCCCTACTTCGGTCGCAAGGTCAAGATGGCTGGTAACAGAACATTTGACAATTGGACCGTAACTATTATGAACGACGAAGATTTTGAAATGCGTCATGCGTTCGAAGAATGGTCAGCAGCAATTAATAGTCATGTAAATAATCTTCGTGACTCTGCTCTTATCTTTGAATCTGGACAGGCAGCATATCGCTCACGCGCTACTGTTCGTCACTACGCAAAGACAGGTGTATATGGTTCTGGTACAGCAGCCGGTGATGCAGCTATTCCAACACGCCAATACACATTCAATAACATCTTCCCTCTAAACATTTCAAACATTGATCTAAACTGGGAAACAACAGACGCGATTGAAGAATTTACCGTGGAGTTCGCATACGATTATTGGACAGTTGAGGCTGATCTACTCGGCAACTTGATTGACAATTAAGATCGCTTTAGTTTTCCTATATAATTGATTAGACCTTGAAGGAAAATAAATGGCGATTGAACTTTTTGGATTCCGTATTGGGAAAGCAGACGATGGTACTGAGGTCAAACAGGCCGAACAGATACCTTCGTTTGCTCCTCCACCAAATACCGATGGTGCGCTTGAAGTAGCGCCTGGCGGCGCATACGGCACTTACGTCGATTTCGAAGGTACTGCAAAAAGCGAAGCGGATCTAGTAACCCGCTATCGCGAAATGGCGTTGTATCCGGAAGTAGAAGCAGCCATTGATGATATCGTCAATGAAGCAATCATCACTGATGATAATGCTGAACCCGTATCGCTGGATATGGATGATTTAAAACAACCAGAATCAATCAAAAAGAAAATTGAAGAAGAGTTCAAGACAGTCCTTGAGCTATTGGACTTTTCTAATCTTGCTTACGATATCTTCCGTCGTTGGTATGTTGATGGGCGCATGTTCTATCACATCATGGTAGACGTAAAGAATCCACGCGCAGGTATCCAAGAACTTCGCTACATTGACCCAAGACGCATTCGCAAGATTCGCCAGCCAATCAAGCGCACACCAATCGTTGGTACCAATGCGAAGCTTATCGTTCCACCATACGAAGAATACTTCCTTTATAACGTAGCGGGTCTTCAGTCTGGTACAGCCACACAAGGCGTAAAGATTGCTAAGGATTCTATCTGCTACACTCACAGTAGCATTATGGATCATCGTAATCGTATGGTCCTTTCTCACCTTCACAAAGCAATCAAACCACTCAATCAGTTGCGTATGTTGGAAGATGCGGTAGTTATCTATCGCCTCGCTCGCGCACCCGAGCGTCGCATTTTCTACATCGACGTTGGTAACTTGCCTAAAGCAAAAGCCGAGCAGTATGTTCGTGATATGATGGTTCGTCATAAGAACCGTCTCGTCTATAATGCTGAAACTGGTGACGTTCAAGACACCCGTAAGTTTATGACTATGTTGGAAGACTATTGGCTTCCGCGTCGTGAAGGTGGGCGTGGTACTGAAATCACTACCCTCCCAGGTGGTGAGAATCTTGGGCAGATGGATGACGTTGAGTATTTCAAAAAGAAACTCTACAAGGCCCTATCTGTTCCCGTGTCTCGCCTTGAGCCAG